CGTAAGGACATAGCTACAAATGAAACTCAACCTAGTACGTAAGCCTAACCCACCTTCAAAGTTCATTAGGCACATAGCCTGTGAACACTGTGGTAGCTCCGATGCTTGTTCTCTGTACGATGACAACCATACACACTGTTTTGCCTGTGGTAAGACAGAACATGAAACTGATGCTTGTGAGTTATCAGTTATGCAAGATGCAGTAGCACCGAGAAAGCAAACAATGCTAGAGATTAAAGGTCAGATTAAATCAATACCTGATAGAGGTATTACCCTTCAAACCTGTGAGAAATATGGAGTAACACAAGATAATGGACAGCACTTTTATCCTTACACTGACGATACCGGAGGAGTTGTTGCCGCAAAACTTAGAAGAGTGGCAGACAAAACTTTCAGTATTCTTGGAACATTCACGAATGCTAGGCTTTTCGGTCAACAGCTCTTTCACGCTGGCGGCAAGGCCGTCACCATCACTGAGGGAGAACTTGATGCTCTAGCAGCTTTTCAGATGAATGGTAGCCTCTACCCTGTGGTGTCAGTCAGAAACGGTGCACAGGCCGCTTTAAAGGACTGCAAGGCACAGTATGAGTGGCTTAACTCCTTCGATAGCATTGTCATCTGCTTTGATGCTGATGAGCCGGGTAAGAAGGCTTCTAAGGAAGTAGCTGAACTGTTCGGTAACAAGGCTAAGATTGTGAAGCACCTGAGTGGCTACAAAGATGCCTGTGACTATCTGATTGCTGGTGCTACCAAAGAGTTTGTGAATGAGTGGTGGAGAGCTGAGGTGTACATCCCAGATGGCATCATCAATGCTGCATCACTGTGGGAGGAAGTCATTAAACCTGAGGCTAAGGCTGAGGCTATGTATCCTTGGAAGGGCTTAAATAAGCTCCTCTATGGTATGCGTCCATCGGAGTTAATCACAGTCACAGCAGGTTCAGGCTTAGGTAAGAGTCAATTCCTGCGAGAGATATTGTTCAATATACTGAACACTACTAAGTGGAATGTTGGAGGATTATTCCTTGAAGAGTCCACTCGTAAGACAGCTAGAAGTATCATGAGCTTATACGCTAACAAGCTATTGCACTTACCTGACACACCTACCACTGAGAAGGAACTTAAAGATGCTTTCGATGCAACACTTGGCACTAATCGTGTTTATCTCTTTGACCATTTCGGTAGCAGTGACGTTGACAACATTGCCAACAGAATCCGATACATGGCTAAAGCTTGCGATTGCAGGGTTATCTTTCTTGACCATATCAGTATTGTTATATCTGGTCAAGACAATGGAGATGAGCGTAAGGCTATTGATAACATGATGACGAAGCTTCGTACACTGGTGCAGGAGCTGGAGATTACCTTGATCTGTGTCAGCCACCTTCGTAGACTGCAAGGGAACCAAGGCCACGAAGATGGTGGCAGTGTGTCATTGTCTCAGCTCAGAGGCTCAGGTGCTATTGCTCAACTGAGTGATGCTGTGATTACATTGGAGCGTAACAGCATGGCAACAGATGACAATGAGAGACATCAGACTAAAGTAGCTGTGGCTAAGAATCGTTACAATGGTTATACAGGCCCAGCTTGTGTGCTGAAGTACGACATGGATACTGGACGCATGGTGGAGATGCAGGAGGAGACATTATGAGTGCATGGTTAATCGCTGCTGTAGGTGTTGTCTATGCTGTAGTGGCTATAGACTTGATCGTCAAAGGGAATACTGGTCTGGGTATAGCCTTTGTAGGTTACGCACTGGGTAACGTGGGTCTGTACATGGAGGCTGCAAAATGACACAAGATGAAATTATTAGCAAAGCAAAACAAGATGATGAAATTGAGTTAATAGACTTTATAAAGTTGGCTATCTTGCAAGAGCGTAAGATATGTGCTGAGATTGCTGAGTGGTGTATTGAAAATCATCTTGAACACCACATACCTGAGCGTATTAGAGCAAGGGGGATGAAGCAATGACTAAAGAAGCATTGAAGTTGGCATTGGAGGCGTTGGAAGCTGACCCTGCTGAAATGGTCGAAGATGAAAATGGGCACATGGTTTTTCGAAGAATCCAAGCCATCATCACCCTGCGAGAAGCCTTAGCCAACGAAGCCCTCGACAAGATGGCAGAGAACGCCAGAGAGTTAGGGCTGGACTATGAGCCAGAGCAACCAAAGGTAAGAACAGGAAATTGTTTGCGGGTAGGCGTGTGCGCTTCAGAAGGACACAAGATTCAACCACAGCGCACATGGGTTGATGCCACTACGTGGCGGGGGCTGACAGATGAGGAGATTGAATATGCGTTTAAAACAAATTCAGTCATGGTTGACAACGGCAATGCCTATATGGTCGCAGGATTACGAGCAGTCAATATTGCCCAAGCCATTGAAGCCAAACTCAAGGAGAAGAACACATGACTAAAGGAACCATTAAAGACGTATGGGCTGTGCATGAGAAACGTAAGGAACGTATCAGGCTCAAGCAGCGTGAGTGGGTTCAACGTAATCGTGACAAGGTTAATGCTTACAAAGCAGCCACAAAAGAACGTAAGAGAGCTGTCATGTCGATGAATGTCAATAATGTAGTCAGGTCACGTTATAGGACTGACTTCAGAAATACAGTGTATCATTGCCCTGAACTAACTTATCGAGGTAAGGTAACATGATTGACGTAGACACAATAGCTGGTAGAATGTTGGACTTGGAGACTAAGTACTATGAAATGCAGGACAAGTATCAGTTACTCATTCACCACTATGAAGACCTAAAGGCAGAGTATGAAGCGTATCGTATTGGACATCGAGACAACCTTAGATCACAACACGATTTGGATGGTGGTAACTAAGGACATTGACACTGGAGAAGTGAACGTATGGAAAGCAGCAGACAGCCTCGTGGAGTATTTAAAGGACGTTACATTGATAGTAGCCCACAACGGAATAGGCTTCGATTTCTCGATACTCAACAGGCTTTGGAATACGAAGATTCGCTTGAACCAAGTGTTCGATACACTGATAGCCTCAAGACTGCTAGATCCCTCAGTAGAGAACGGTCACAGCTTAGACGCATGGGGAACGAGACTCGGGAAGAATAAGATTGACTACGCAAAGGTATGGACATGGTTAATGGACAAAAGAGAGGAATACAAAGGTGAGTGCTTCAACGTTCCTCACATGGCTCTTCTGGAGTATTATTGCATTAGGGACGTTGAGGTCACTTATGATCTTTATAAGCATCTTACTAATGAACTCACTACGAAAGACTTTTCACAAGAAAGCCTTACTCTTGAGCATAAGGTAGCAGCTATCATTGAGGAGCAGACACGTAATGGATTCAAACTCGATCAGGTCTATACCACTTGCTTACTTGCTGATATCAAAGGAAAGATGGCTGGAATCTATGAGCAGATGCAAGAGAGATGGCCTCCAACAGTCACACCAAGGTTCCACAAGACAAGTGGAAAGCCCATCAAAGACTGCATTGATACTTTCAATCCCGGAAGTAGAAAGCAAATTGGAGAGAAGCTGATGGAACTTGGATGGAAGCCTAAGGTGTTTACTGAGAAGGGTCAAGCTATTGTCGATGAGTCTGTGCTTGCTAAGGTTCCTCTACCGGAAGCTCAGTTGATTGCCACGTACCTGATGCTACAGAAACGTGTAGCTCAGATTGAAAGCTGGTTAGAGTCTGTAGGCAAGGACGGTAGAGTGCATGGTAAGGTTATAACGAATGGCGCAGTTACTGGAAGGATGACACACAGTACTCCTAATATGGCACAGATTCCTAATGCTGGGAGTATTTATGGGCCTGAGTGCAGAAAGTGTTGGACTGTGGAAGCTGGTAACGTATTGGTTGGTTGTGACGCTAGTGGCCTTGAGCTTCGTATGCTTGCACATTATATGAAAGATGAAGAGTATGTTAAAACGGTCACTGAAGGATCATCAAAGGATGGAACTGACGTTCACACGCAGAACCAAAAAGCTGCGGGTCTCCAGACAAGGGATCAAGCGAAGACATTTATATACGCATTTCTATACGGTGCAGGGCCAGCTAAGATTGGTTCCATTGTCGGTGGTAATGCTAAAGCGGGACAGAAACTTATCGATGCCTTTCTTAAGAACACACCCGCCTTACAACGTCTTAGAAATACGGTTAGCAGATATGCGGGTAAGGGCTTTGTACCGGGGCTTGATGGTCGTAAGATATGGGTGCGCTCCGAACACGCAGCTCTCAATTCGCTCCTTCAAGGGGCTGGGGCGATTGTGATGAAAAAGGCTTTAGTATTATTTCACGATAAGACTAAGGCTAACAAGTGGCCTGTAAAGCTAGTAGCTAATGTCCATGATGAATTTCAACTTGAAGTTCCTAAGATATATGCTACAATAGTTGGTGAGGCTGCAAAGCAAAGTATCGTTGAAGCTGGACTTCATTTCAAGCTTCGTTGTCCACTAGACGGGGAGTTTAAAATTGGTAACAACTGGCGTGAAACACACTAATAAACAGATTATCTTTGACATTGTAGATGATAACTTCAAAGTCAAGATTGTAGGAGATCTGGATCTGGAACAGGTATACATAGTGCTAGGATCGGCTATGATGTACTTGGAAGATCTAGCTGAGGGTAATGTAGCTCACCCTTTCAAAGAGCTGCACTAAAGAAAGAGGATATGTAAATGGTATTTGATGTTGAACCTAATGAAGCTGCCTTCATTGTTCGAGTGATTGGACAACTACCTACTGAGTCAGGTGCATTCCCATTGCATCAGAAGCTGGTAGCTCAATTTCAAGAGCAAGAGAAGCAACAAGTAGCAACTGAACCCGTAGTAACTGATGTTACTGCTAAATAATTTAACCTAAAGGAAAATGAAATGAGTATTGATACACTGAAACCCGTTAAAGTCGCTGGTGAAATCTTCTGGAGTAACTGGATGAACACCTTTAACACCAAGTTCAATGAAGACAACAAGAAGTACGAATGTACTATTGGTAACTTGAGTGATGCAGCCTGTGAGAAGCTTAAAGAGCTGGGCATCAACATCAAGAACAAAGAGAGCATGGGTAACTTTATTGTTGCTAAGTCTACCTACCTGTTCACACCAGTGGATGAAGAAGGTAATCCTGTAGACATTGCTAAGATGGGTAATGGTACTAAGTGCCATGCTGTTATCTCATCATACCGTCACAAGATGTCAGCTAAGTTTGGTGCTGCACCATCAATTAAGAAGTTGATTGTTACTGAACTGAAAGTGTACTCTCCTGAAGGTTCAGCGGAAGAAGAAGAGACTGCGGACGATGTCCTCTGATAAGCCTACTGAGGCTATTGTAGATGCTGACTTTTTAGTTTATAAAGTTGGCTTCTCCAATGAGGAGGAAGAGGAACGGTGGGCACTAAATCGACTCACAGAGTGGTTTACCGACATCATCTATATGCGCTTAAAGTGTGATGACTACAGAGCATGGATTACAGGTAAGACTAACTTTAGATTCGAGGTAGCTACCACTGTTCCTTACAAGGGTAATCGCAAGGATGCTCCCAAGCCTAGACACTATGATGCTCTTCGCAAACATCTGATGAAGCTCGGTGCTAAGATGTCTGAGAACGAGGAAGCTGATGACTCTGTAGGCATAGCGTCCACTGAAGGTAACTACTGGATCGTCCACGTTGACAAGGATCTAGATCAGTTACCGGGGTGGCACTATAATCCTGTAAAGGATGAGGAGTATTATGTTACTGAGTTTGAAGGCTTGTACAGTTTCTACAAACAGATACTGACAGGTGACAGAGTTGATAACATTGAAGGTATACGAGGTATTGGCCCTGTAAAGGCTGATAAGATTCTTAAAGACTGTACAACCGAAGAGGAATTATATGCAGCTTGTATCAAAGCTTATGACGGCAATACTGACAGGGTACTGGAAAACGGATTGCTCCTATGGCTAAGAAGGAAACCAAACCAGATGTGGCAACCTCCTTCAGTCTCGCAGGCTCAGTCTGGTACGTTAACTACGTAATGCACATGGATGACATGGGTAAGTGTGACCCTGAGAAGCAAACCATTACTATCCGTATGGACATGAATAAGCAGACCACTGAGCAGACCTTCTACCATGAGTTAGTTCATGCCATTATGTTCACAATGGGTAAACTAAACCATGATGAAGAGTTTGTGGATACCTTTGGAGCTTTCCTCCATCAGTATCACAGGACTAAGGTGAACCATGAAGCCTAAGCGTAAAAAGCCACTGACAGTTAGACAAGTAGCTTTGAAGCATGGTTTCAGGTCAGGCTTAGAGGACAAGATAGCTGAAAGATTGAAAGCCTTAGAAGTTCCTTTTGAGTATGAGAAGCTAGTGATTGCATATACGCAGCCTGAGAAGAAACGTACATACACTCCTGACTTCTTACTACTTAGTAATGGTATTATCATTGAGAGCAAGGGTAGGTTCATGACTGCTGACAGACAGAAACACTTGATGGTTAAGGAACAACACCCTGAACTTGATATTAGATTTGTCTTCAGTAACTCTAAAGCTAAGCTCTCAAAGGTAAGCCAAACTACATACGGAGATTGGTGCACTAAGCATGGATTTCAGTATGCCGATAAAGATATTCCAATGTCATGGTTAAATGAAAAGAGAGGTTCTAAATATGATAAACAATCTTATTGAAGCAATGATGAAGTCTCCTGAGATTAAGAATGCTTGGGAAGATTTTACAGATGCCATCACAGTTGAGACTATGAAGAGTACTTACTTGAATACTCTCAATGGTGGGTGGAGTAGTCATCCTGAGGACATTGCCAGTTGTAAGGAAGTCAATGAAGCTCTAGCAATATGTCTCAGATACTTCATGTTTGTTAACGATGCTGAAGAGTTCTTGAAGGAGGCTAACAATGAATGTAAACCTGATTAAAGAGCATGAGAATGGTGATGCTACATATCAGTTTGACTTAACAGCTGAGGAAGCTCAATCACTACTTACCTTTGGTATCCTAGAGGCCATCAAAGCTGGTATCCGTGAAGGTGATAGACTAACAGTTGAAGGAGATGACATTGAGAATATTAGTCGTGCCGGACTGTCAGATTAAAGAAGGTGTACCTTTAGAGCACCTGACATGGGCTGGTAAAGCTATTGTCGATTACAAACCTGATGTAGTGGTCAACATAGGTGACTTTGCAGATATGCCCAGCCTTAGTAGCCACGACATCAAGGGGAGTAAGTACTTTGAAGGTCTACGCTACAAGAAGGATGTTGAAGCTGCTAAGGAGGCCATGAAGTTGTTATTGGCTCCTCTTAAGGAACTTCAAAGGTCACAGAAAGCAGGTAAGCACAAGGTGTACAAACCTCGTATGGTGATGACCTTAGGCAACCATGAGAACCGTATCGATAGGGCTGTCAATAACAACCCAACTTTAGAAGGCTTAATTTCCACAAAGGACTTAGAGTATGAAAAAGATTGGGAAGTACATGGGTTTCTTCATCCTGTGTTCATTAATGGTGTTGGCTTTAACCATTATTGGCCTGTTGGTGCAATGGGACGTCCAGCAGGTGCTGCTAGTGCTATCATTAACAAGCTTCACATGTCTTGTATTGCAGGACACCAACAAGGAAAGCAAATTGCCTATGGTAAGCGTGCTGATGGGAAGCCTATTTGTGCTATCATCGTTGGCTCTTACTATCTACACGATGAGAGTTATATGGATCAACTGAGTAACAGACACTGGAGGGGATTGCTGATGATGAATGAAGTACAGGATGGACACTTCGATGAAATGTTTTTAAGTGTTGAATACCTTGGGAGGAAATATGGACGAGCTTGATAAGAAATGTAAAACCTGCTTTTATAGTAATCTTGATAAAGGTATTCACCCATGTAACCACTGCTTTCAGTTTGATAGATGGGTTGACCGTAACATTTACATTCGACAAGAAGCAGCTAAACCATTAAGTGAAGCCATTAAAGAATGGGTTGACTCAGACCAAAGTGAATGGGCTACTGACAATATTCATAAGCCTAAGCACTACACAGAACATCCCTCAGGTATTGAATGTATCCAAGTTACAGAACACATGGGCTTTAACTTAGGTAATGCAATCAAGTATATCTGGCGATGTGACTTAAAGAAGGATGCCATTGAAGACCTAAAGAAGGCTAAGTGGTATATTGACAGAGAGATTAATCGTCGTGCTAAACATAACCTTTGAAGAACTGAAAGAGGCTCTCAAGCGTTTGGATGAGGTCACACTCGTGGAACTGCTAGGACTCCAGAGTGATGACCTTGTTGAAAGATTTGATGATTTGATTGAGAAGAAACAAGAATATTTAATAAAGGAACTAGACTAATATGCGTAAACTAATGACACCATACCAAGAATACATTGGCAAGAGCCGCTACTCTCGCTACTTGGATGATAAAGGCCGGAGAGAGCACTGGCCTGAGACTGTAGACCGTTACTTTAACTTCATGTCCAAGCACTTGCAGGACAAGCATAACTATACACTTACACAGCCTTTGCGTGATGAACTTCAGAAGGCTGTAACTCAATTAGAAGTGATGCCATCAATGCGTAGCATCATGACAGCTGGTGATGCCTTGGAGCGACAGAACGTAGCTGGCTATAACTGTTCATACCTGCCCATTGATGATCCTAAAGCCTTTGATGAGGCTATGTACATTCTCTTGTGTGGTACTGGTGTAGGCTTTAGTGTGGAGCAAAAGTATGTATCTAAGTTACCTGAGATTCCAGTTGATTTGTACAATAGTGGCACTGTCATTAATGTTAAGGACTCCAAAGAGGGATGGGCTAAAGCCTTACGACAAGTCCTTGCCTTGCTATATGCTGGAGAAGTGCCTAAGTGGGATGTTTCGGGTGTACGTCCGGCAGGAGCGAGGCTCAAGACTTTCGGTGGAAGAGCATCAGGGCCGGAGCCACTTGTTGACTTGTTCAAGTATGTGGTTGCAAAGTTCCGTGGAGCGACTGGACGGAAGCTCACCTCACTTGAAGCACATGATATTCTATGTAAAATCGGAGAGGTCGTGGTTGTTGGTGGCGTACGACGATCTGCTATGATTTCACTGTCAGACTTGAGTGATGACCGTATGGCTCACGCTAAAGCTGGTAACTGGTGGGATGGTAATGGTCAACGTGCCTTGGCTAACAACAGTGCCATCTATGAAGTCAAGCCTGACGTAGGTAAGTTCATGCGTGAGTGGTCTAGTATTTATGAATCACATTCTGGAGAGCGAGGAATCTTTAACCGTTATGCGAGTGAACTTCAAGCAGCTAAGAGTGGACGCAGGGAATTGGGTAAAGAGTGGGGTACAAACCCTTGCAGTGAGATTATCCTTAGACCTTATCAATTTTGTAATCTGTCTTCTGTTATTGTGCGGAGCGATGATTGTGTGGATACTCTACGGAATAAGGTGCGCTTGGCTACTATTCTGGGGACTTTTCAATCGACGATGACTAACTTCCCGTACCTGCGTAAGGTGTGGCAGACAAACACTGAAGATGAGCGTTTGCTTGGTGTGTCTATGACTGGTATATTGGACAATGCCTTGCTAAATGACCCTGATGATGCTTATTT